TTCGGCTAGAATGGAAGAGGAGATTATTCCTCAGTTTTTCTTTTAGGCAGGTATAGATGGCAAACTTCTTTGATAGGTTCAAGCGCGAAGATCGCGCCATTTCTTTCCAGACTGTCTGGGGCGCTGGCGGTGACCTTGTAGTTGGCAACTATTCCAACACAGTTGTAAATGCTAAAACTGCTTTCAGCCTCATCCCTGTCTTTAGCGCAGTGAGCCTAATCAGCGACACCATCTCGACTCTGCCAGTGGATGCCTACCAGCGCATTGATGGCAACCGCAAGCCTTACCGCCCTCGCCCTTCTTGGGTTGACCAGCCTGATGTTGACCAGACTCGCTCTGCTCACTACCAGCAGGTTTTGGTTTCAATGCTTATCTGGGGCAATGCTTATGTCCGCATCTTCCGCAATGGCAAGGGTGATGTTGTTAACCTTGTAGCTCTCGACCCGCAGAAGATGGAAGTGACTCGCTCTGCTATCGGCCGCAAACTGTTTCACTATGAGGGCGAAGAGAAGGCGCTAACCTCTGATGAGGTCATGCACCTAACCGACCTTCTTGAGCCAGGCGCGATTGTCGGCATTAGCCGAGTAGAGCGCTTGCGCGAAGCACTCGGTCTAGGCATCGCCCTGCAAGACTTTGCTGCTACCTTCTTCGGTCAGGGTGTAACTGGTTCGCTTGTTGCTGAAGTGCCTGGCAACCTAACCCCTGATCAGGCGAAGCAGTTGTCTGACTCGATGTCTAACCGTCATGGCGGTTGGCGCAAGTCGGGTCGAGTGCCTGTGTTGACTGGTGGCGCAACCATCAAGGACATCTCGATTCAGAATGACCAGAGCCAGTTCATTGAGTCGCGCCGATTCTTTGTCGAAGAGGTTGCCCGCCTATTCAATATCCCTCTTCATATGATGGATGTGCCAGGTTCACAGAGTTACTCAAGTATCGAACAAAGCGCGATTCAATTTGTTCAGCACTGCCTCAGGCCATTCATAGAGAAGCTCGAATGGTCTTATTCTCGCTTACTGCCTGAGCAAGCCTTCATCAAGTTCAATGTCGATGGCTTGCTTCGCGGTGACTTCAACAGCCGAATCACTGGCTATGCAACCGGTCTACAGTCTGGCTTCATGAGCATCAATGATGTGCGCCGAATCGAGGACTTGAGTCCTGTTGATGGTGGCGATCAGTATCGAGTGCCACTAGCCAATGTCAACCTATCGGCTTCTAACTTGCCAGAACAGCAAGGAAAGATTGATATGGTCAAGGCTTTGATTCAGGTTGGTTTCAACCCAGAGGATGCTCTCAAGGCTTTCGGTATCGCACCTATCGCCCACAGCGGTGTGCCTTCAACTCAGTTGCAAGCGGTCAACACCATTGACCCTGCTAACCCTGCTTCGGTTTATGGGGTCTAATGAGTTTGACACAAGCGGTTTATTCGGTAGGCACAGCATCTCAAACAGTTGTTGCGCCGACTAATGACATTGCTGAGTATGTCCTAAAGAACTTAGAACCACAGGGCGCAGATAACCTAGCAAGAGATGGCCATGTCTACCTTGTCGGTCAGCAATTCACTATTGCTTCTGGAGGCACTGTTTCCTTCTCAATGACTACGGGGGCAACTGGCGCACAGTTCGAGTTCTATCAGATCATCTCTAGCGACTCGCCTGTTTATTCTTCGCTGGTAGAAGGCGCAACCATTGTGACTAATGGTTCTGCCATCCCTGCCTATAACCTAAACCGCAATCACAGCGACAGCCACAGTGCAGTGCTACTGCCAGCAACCTCGGTGACTGGTGGCACTGTTATCAGTTCAGAGTTTGTGACCGCTTCAATTCATGGCGGTGGCGCACTGAGTTCAGACAAGGTTCACACCCTTAAGCCTTCAACTCAGTATGCGATGCGCTTTGTAAATCAGGGCAATCAGACAACCACTGTTTTCTTTCAGCTCGGTTTCGCTGAACAATACAATGGCTATTCTGAGATTTGGTTAGGCACTGTGGATAACTCTTTTGTTCTGCGACCTGGGCAAGAACTCAAGATGACACTGAACCCGAACTCTCCAATCAATGCCACCGCAAAAGCCGATGGTTGCCGTCTATCAGTTATGAGGCAGGAATAAAATGCCATATTTCATTAGCAAAGTAAATCCAGACTGTTCAGGTTGGGCTGTCGAGGATGAGGCTGGCGCGGTGCTAGGTTGCCATGACACTAAGGCTTCAGCGATTGATCAGGCTGTGGCGGTGAGCATCAACACCGATGAGGAGTTTGTTGGCGAGCGCGCTGCGGTAGATTCTCTCCAGCCTGGTGACTATGTTTCTTGGAATGTCTTTGACCCTGAGATTCTTGCCGAGGTCGAGATGACAAAGGGGCAGATGGCTGTCCTGAAACTGTATGAGGAAGAGGATGGCATTTTCACTGCCACCGATAAGTTCCTGATTATGAATGTCTTGAAGCTCGAGAAGATTGCTCGACCAGAGATGATTGCTGAGAAGTTTGAGGAAATCGAAACTGACCAGCCTGAGCCAATGCTTGAGCAGGTTCGCGCAATCAATGAGGGCGCACCGGCTTATATGCGGGCAGCAGCTCGGCGCGGACTTGAATACTATGCTGAGGGTCTTGCCGGTGATGGTGTTGTTGAGCGCACTATCAGCGAAGCCCGAGCAATGGCTGAGGGCGAGATTAGCGATGAGAAGTGGGTGCGCATTGCCGCTTGGATTGCTCGCCACCTTGTAGACCTAGACAGCCCAGATGCTGACCCTTCTTCTGAGAACTACCCTTCGCCTGGTGTTGTTGCCCATCTGCTTTGGGGTTCAGGGCCATCGAAGCGAGCAGCAGAGCGCACTCTCGCATTTGCTGAATCGGTTGTTGCTAGAATTAGGGAAGAAGAGAGAGGCACTATGACTGATCTAGTAATGGATGAGGCTCGCGCTAAATGGCTTAAGGTTGCCTATTCAATCAAGGCAAAACTAGAAGGCACTGTTGAGGGTCGCGCTATTGGCGGTCGCGGAGTTCGCACTAACCATGTCGAGTTGCGAGCTGAGGGCGATGGCCGCACCTTCACAGGTTATGCGGCAGTCTTTAACCAGCCAAGCCTTCCTCTACCTTTCACTGAGATTGTCAAGCCTGGCGCTTTCAAGCGCTCATTACAGTCGCGCAATCGCATGATGCTTCTATGGAATCATGACACCTCAAACCCTCTAGCCTCAACCCGCAATGGTTCGCTTCAGATGGTCGAGGACTCAGTTGGTCTAAAGGTCACAGCAACCCTGCCAGACACCACCCTTGGTCGCGACATCGCAGAGCTTGTTCGCACCGGTGTCATTGATGCTATGTCATGGGGCTTCGCAGTCAAGAAGGACTCATGGTCACAGGATGGGCAAACTCGCTACCTAGAAGATGTCGATTTGTTCGAGGTAAGCATTGTGTCCACCCCGGCATATGAGCAGACCTCTGGCACTATCGCAGTTCGCGCAGTAGACACCATCTCAGCCGACCTGCTTGCTGAAGCCTTGCTAAAAATTGAGTCAGGCGAAGAACTAGACCCAGAGCAGGGCGCACTAATCGGTGCGGTTATTGGTAAACTAACTAAGACAGAAGAGCCAGAAGTTAAAGAAACCGAAGGTGACATCACTGCTCTCTATAAGGCAAAGCTCGCGCTTGCCGAGATTGGAAACTAATGGCTACTTCAGCAGATATCAAAACCGCAATTGAAGTCATCAAGGAAGTTGCTGGCGATCCAGAAGTGGGCGCTGTCAAAGAACTGATTGACCTACTAAACTCCAGCACCTCGGCCAAAGAAGTCCGAGTAGTTGCTGCGAAAGAGGCTCGCTAACCCCTATCTGCGAGCCGACCCCCAGAGAGTTTTTCCCTTTCGCTCTGGGGGTTTTCGCTTACCCTAAGCGACTATGTAGCAACCTTGTAGAATATAACTAGGTTCTGAGTTCCTCGGCCTGTGTCTGTTCAGAGTTCCTCGGCAGAATCCCCTAATTCAATTTAACAAAGGAAACAACTATGTCAGAGTTCATCAAGAACCAGGCAGAAGTTCGCTCAAACCTTGTTGCCCAGATGCGCGAAGTTATTGACTTTGCCGATGGCGAGAAGCGCGGACTATCAGCCGAAGAGATCCAGAAGATTG